TTTATAGTGTTATAAATCAGGCAGTTAAGTTAAATCTTAACTGCCTTTTTTGTATCTATAATTTAAAGTGTCCAACAATTGTCCATAAAATTTAATTGTCCATTGCGAAGACTTAAAATCAAAATCAAAAGATACAATCAAAACATTATAATGATATCGCTACGCTCTGTTTTATAAGATCAAAAGATTAAGGTCAAAAGACTGGCTTGTCAGGTGGGTATCAAAATTTATTTTTATGTCGTTTTCAGCTCCCTATCAACATATTAGGATAACTTAAATCACACTGTTTTCGCTTCGCTTACATGGCTTCGCCATTGAGTGCAAACCATTGAATTAAATGCAAAAATAAAGATACCCGTTCAACTTAATTATAGTGAACGGGTATACAAATAACTAATGCCAATCTTCATTTTCAGTCGTCCTTGCTCAGGCTTCGCCGTCCTCCTTTAAATCTCGATTGGTTACAACAATCAAAGTCCATGAAGATAATGACCTCAATTATGGGCTATTAAAAAAGTATTTTTACACTGCTTTTTTCATACGACCTGTACTTAGAGATCTAACCATAGCAGGAACATAACCATGATTTTCACATAAAAAATCAGCCATTGATTTCAACTCAACTTCACAATCTTCAGGAACCCATAGCGTTATCTTCTTTTGACCTTTATTTTTACGTTTCTTCTCATATTTAGCATTTCTATTCATATCTACCCCCATGTCACCAGTGACAACCTCTTAAAACACAAATATCAATCAACAATAGACTCAATTATGAACTATTAAAAATATGTACGAGTATTATAATTTCAAATCTAAATCATTCGATTGTTCTTCATTCGATGAAACTAAAGATTCATATTTAATAGGTGCAAAAGGTATGAGTCTAAAACCATTGTTATCAGTGATCTTAACTAAAGAATCAGAATAGTATTGAAAGCGATAACCCATTTTAGATAAATCATTATCTGAAACGTAAAACTCATCATCTGCAATTTTTAGAACAAATAAATAACTAAAATCTATTTCTTTAATTGTATTTACTTTGCCATTAATCACCTCATAAGATTTAGCCTTATACACTTTATTCAATGCTGTAAGATAAATACTGTCTGCATTAAACGGCATCACTAAAGCACTAGCATTCTCAAACACATTCTTAGAATTAACATCACCACTAATAAGACTATTATTTTTTTTAATATCTTGAGTATGAGCTTTAGCAGTTGTTTGCTTTTGGCCATTAGATATCTGTACGCTTTGAACTTCATTAGATGTTGATGAACTACTAATACTAGATTCACGAAAGAAGACCACATAAATGATAAAAACAACAAGGGCAATAAAAAAGGCAGCACCAAGTAATAAAGTACCAGTAATAGGCGAGTTGCCCGCACCTGATTTTGTTGACTGACCTGTGGCAGTTGATTTGTAAATTTTGAATACATCAAGGGGTATCTTCCTAAAGCTTGTTATGTCACCTTTTTTAACAGTGACACCATTAGACGAGGGTAAGTGTTCAAGTACACGCGGTCTGCGTTTGAAGTATGGAATGGGTACGGCATCTTTAGAGCTATGAGCATATGCAACTTCTGTTACTGAACGTATAAAACCTGCAACCTCTTTTATGTCTGGCGTTGCCAGAACAACATCCCAATTAAAATGCCTATGACGCATAAATGCTTCACGTAATGTAGGCGGATATTTAATATAATCCCTATCATCAAAAAGACTTAAACCTAAGTCATCAGTGTAATCATCAACATTAACATTACTCTTAATCACCCTTTGCTCTTGATGGTATAAACTTACAACTTCAGGCGGCAATTTATCATCAAAGTACCCTTCTTCTTTATAGTCATAATCAGTAGCTTTGAATGTTTTATCATTTGGATAAATATCTTGAATTTCATCTATAAAGATAAAAGCCCCTATAGGGAGCCAATGGTAAAAATTTCGAATTAACTCTCGGCCTAAATCATTATTAGAAGAGATACGAACAAGCCTTGTAGTTTTGGGGAATACAATGTTTAACTCTCTAGATATTTCCTCAATGGTTTTGATACCTTGTAAGTTCGTAACAACTAAACGCCCCGCTTTTAAAGCCTCGAGTAATTCAAACCAACAAACAGTAGATGATTTATAAGAACCTGGCGGCCCATGAAATATTTTAGTAGCCATTTACCACCCCATCATATTTAAGATAAAACGCGTTAAACACGCTTCAATAATTAATTGTGCTGCATCGAAAAAACGAATATTGATAAGTGTTTGAACCAAATCCGAATCTAATCTACCGATAGAAGAATTTATAATTTGAGTAAGGTTTAGTGTTTGTAAAATGTCGGTTGCGATTGAGTATGCAAATTCAGTTGTATGAATAAGCGTGTTAAATTTTAAAAGCACCGTATATTTAATGATGTAAGCTAATAAACGCTCAAAAAAATAAGGTATATCTTCTGATATAAATATCCAAATAGATTCGAAAATAGACCCTATTGTTGCTATGAAATCAAAATCAGCAGCGAATACCGAAGATGAAAAAAACAGGGTAAAGATAATGAAATAACGCATTTTAAAGCCTCCCAACTAAAACAATACCAAGTGCAAAAAACCCTGCTACAGCAAAAACAATTGAGCCAATCGAGGGCATATATTCACTAAATCTAGAAATAGAAACGTCATAGGTTTTACCCTTAACATTTATCGTATTTGTTTTATAACCTGAGCCAGTAGGTCTTAATTGAAAAGCTGATAACAATTCTGATTTGTGTGTATTTATATTTTGTTGATAAGTTAATTTAGATGCTGAAATTGCATCATCTAAAGCAGAAAAAGCAGATTCATCTAGTAAGCTATTAAAAAGGGAATTATCTCTTGCTATAAATTCGCCACTAACATTTTTAGCACTGTTATTGTTAATCGCATCTACAACAGCTTGAGTATCAACATTTTGACCATCAACACCATTTATACCCGCAACACCTTGAATACCTTGAAGACCTCTTTCACCATTTAAACCATCTTCACCATTTAAACCATCTTTACCATCTGAACCATCTTTACCATCTGAACCATCTTGACCATCTTGACCATCTTGACCATCTTGACCATCAACACCATCAACACCATTTGTACCATCGATACCATCTTGACCATCTTGACCATCTTTACCATCAGAACCCGCTATTCCTTGTTCGCCTTGTTCGCCTTTTTCACCGTCTACACCATCTTGACCATCAACACCACTTTGACCGTCTGCACCTCTTTCGTGCACTTGGCGCATACCATCTGGACAATCCCAAGTTGTAACGGCTTTAATTTCATCAACATGCACAACGCGACATTGATTTGCTTTCCAATCTTCCCAAACAGGATTTAAGTCGATATCTGAGTTATTACCCTGCTTACAAGTCACATTCCAACGTAAAGAACCTGTGTTTGTAATACTACAAGATTCACCCTCTTCACCTTTTAATGACGCTTTTTCAGAACTGGTTAAATCAGAAAATTTTAATTTATCTCCCTTATCTCCTTTTATACCTTGTATGCCTTGTTCACCATTTGTTCCATCTTCACCATTTGTTCCATCTTCACCATTTGTTCCATCTTGACCATCTATTCCATCTATACCATTTGTTCCATTTCGTCCATTTGTTCCATTACTACCATCGACACCATCTTCACCATCTTGACCATCTTTTCCATCTTCTCCATCTTTTCCATCTTCTCCATCTTGACCATCTTGACCATCTTGACCATCTTGACCATCTTGACCATCTATACCATCTGTTCCATTTCGTCCGTTTGTTCCATTACTACCATCGACACCATCTTGACCATCTTGACCATCTTGACCATCTTGACCATCTTGACCATCTTGACCATCTTGACCATCTTGACCATCTTGACCATCTTTTCCATCTTTTCCATCTTTTCCATCTTCTCCATCTTCTCCATCTTCACCATCTTCACCATCAATGCCATTTGTACCATTTGCTCCATTATCGCCCTTATCTCCTTTCATATATTTCACATATTCATAAACAGGTATACCACCAGAACCACCTCCACCCGCACAATCATCACCACAATCTTTTTTCTCTGAGCATTGATATTCATAAGTATTGGCAGGACCTATATATTTGTAATTTGCAACAACTCCGCACTCTTGAGAAACATATAAAAGACATGAGTGACTATCAGTACAAGGTAAGCCGCAAACCAAAAAGCCACCTATATCAGTACAATCACTTGTGTAAGTCCACCTAACACTTAAACACGCAGTTCTTCCTGTAGAGTCGATATAACAAGGTGAACGACCTGATTTTGACAGAACACCGTAAATATGAGGCGTAGTTACATCTTTAAAGCAACCGCTATAATCTTCAGCAGAAGTAGTGCAACCTAAAGCACCACCATAAACACTAGAATCATATTGAAGCCCATAACGTCCTTGGCTTATCGTTGCACCAGATAATGTCTCAAATGATAGAAATAAAAACATAATAAATATTAAATACTTCACCTGATATACCTCATTTTTAACCATATAAGGCAATGTAATTTGATGATTAACTCTTGATATTCTTTAATATCAACTCTGTTAGGTATTGATTGAAAACACGCAATAGCCTGTCTAATTTTTATTATTTCGATTTGGATATTGGTTAAAAAAGATGTGGTATACATAAAAAAAGCTCCAAAAAAAAGCGCCATTAAGACGCTCTGATTCCAGATGTAAAACCCTCTACCATGCAATAGTAGAGGCAACATGCAAGCAGTACTGTCGTGACCATTAACGCTTAAACCAACCAAGCATTGAGCCAACACCAAAACCAAGAATAGCGATACCGATTACAGCACCAATTACAGCAAGTACATTGGTATTACCTTCAGTACTAGCCGCAGTAATTTGCGTTGTATAATCTTGAGCAAAAGCAACACTAGAAGCCGTTACAGAAGTTAAAACTAAACCTGCTTTAGCCATTTTGTTTTTTAAGATATTTTTCATAATTGTATTTCCTTGTTTCATTTTTATTTTTTGCCAAGCCATCTAACGATACGGCCCGCAAAGTGGGAGTTTAAAAACGCTAAAATTAGCGCCAGTTCTATAATTCCAAAAAGCTCATAATCAAAAGCGAATAAGAGATTTAAGGTTTCTTGCATTTGTTGTAATGAACCCGATTGAAGTTGGGTTAATTCAGTCGGTGTCATTAGTACAAAATCAGTACACGTTGTTTCAGAGGTGGCTTTTAAAAAGCCGTTAGAATCTAAAGCAACACATTTAGGCATTACAAACACTCACTAGTAAGAGCTTTGATTTGCGACTCTTTAGCAATTAACGATTCTCTAAGAAATGCAATCTCATCATTAAGTAACTCAATTTCTAGAAAATGGCTTTTTGGTACTGGTAAATACCTAGTTAGAAATTTGGCTACAGCTAAAAGTGAAGGTGTAAACACTTGAGCAAAGGCAGCACCCGCAAAAGCAGACATGCAAACAACTGTAAAAAAGTACTCAAGCTCGTTACTAGTAAGGCTCATAATATTTAATCCCTACTTAACATTCTGAGTAGCGATTGAATTAAGGCGGAAACCTTTAAAAGGATTGCCCGCAAAGTACCCCTCGTAATATTCGATATTAAGAAGTACAGGTTTTTTAGACCAAGAATCTTTAGGTGCTTCGTACTTTCTTAGTTCTTCAACTATTCCAGCTTGTACTTGTTCTGGTTTAATTTTTACGTCCCAAAATTGAGCAGGATTTTGAGTTTCAAATTTAAAAACGGCACTTTTGATAACTTCACCTTTATCATTAGGTTTATTTACAAAAGTTATTTCTGATACTGCGCCCTCAATAGATGCCATTGTCTTTTCCTTTTTCTGTGGTTGTATTGGTTGTTAATCTGTTATTTCTTCGTTAAAAATTAAATTCCGTGGGGTGGTTACACTTAATGACACAAGTCCAAGCTCGTGATTTCATCACTCGTGAAGTTAGACCCCAAAGCCTCATAGTCTAAAAACAGGCAATGATTCATTTTGTCCTCAATTGCCATTGCTTCTAAAAATTGCATATCTGATTCAGATGGGCGCATATACCAGTCGTTGTCTTCCCATTCTTCAAAGAACTCTCTTGCTCCAGTCATCATTTTTTGACGGGCTTTTAATTCTTTTTGTGAAAGTACTTCTGTATTACCTCTGCGAGTAATGACTGTGATTTGATCCCATGCAATACCTAAAACACGGTTAGATGGTGTATCACCATATTTAGTAGCGAAAAGCGGGCTTGCACCCTCAGTGCGGCTTATCTCACCTGTTATCGTGTCGACTAAATCAGGTATTTGATAATGGATTCTTACCGCTTGGTCTTTACGTTTAATTTGTACGCCACCCATTGCCAAACAAAATGCAGCCCAGTCAGAAGCATCAGCAGCTAAACGTACTTTTTCTAATGCAAAATTAGCTATCTTATCAACGGTCGTATTCATAGAATTTGCAATCTCACATTGTCCAGTTGTTCCCATACCTAAACGCCTCATTTCTCGCCACACTGTGACCGATGGCAATCCTATTGCCTCAAATTGTCTTATATTGAAAGTTGCAGCCCATGAGCGAGCGCGTTCTGCGGCATCAGCCGGAGCAATGTTTACTTTCCCCGAAATAGAATCTTCGATAGTTTTAAGGTTTGAACCCGTAACAGCTTTGGTAATGTATTTAGCGATATAACCGGCAGCGCTACCTTTTTTAGGGTTCATATAAATTGGTTTGAATCTTGTTGTATAAGTGCCAACTTCTTCTGGTGTATCTCTCATGCAAAGTTCTTTAAGGATTTTACGAATTTGTTTCGCTTCACCTTTTTGCATAAATAAAAGCATGTGCCAGTGTGGGCAACCATCATGATGTGGTTCTACAACTCTAAAGCCGTATGGTTTTAAGTTTGCTTTTGAAAAACGAGCGCGAGCTAACTTCCAAATATTATTAAAATAGTTTTGAGCATCATTAGGTGTTAGGTTTTGATATTTCTTGTTTGGAATACCTTTAGAACTGGTAGCATGAAAACGGCTTGGGCAAGTAAGGGTATAAAACTCACCAATATGACCATGCATTTTTGCAACGTCTTCAGTACCACGAATTCTAACCATTAATTCGGAGGCTTGTTGATAGCCAGAGGTATGCGACTTTTCACATACAGATTGTAAAGTTTCTAAATCATCAGAAAATGGGCTTTGGCCATCAGCTAATAGAAATAAATCAGACAGTATCTTTTGATTCTTCTGTTTTCTAATACGTCTTGTTTGAACGGTAAAGTCTGAAATATAAGGAGAAGCTTTTTTATGAACGAGTCTTAAATCACGTGCTAATTGTTCAACTGTTAAAGCTTGTTTTTTTCGTAACTGTCTACGCCACCAAAGCGGGTCAGATATACGACCAAGTGCGGCAATTAAATCAATATGAGCTTGGCGGCCTATCGAATCATTTAGTTCATCTAACTCTGCTTGCTTTTCTACTGAGTGTAAAAAGTATCTTTGGTCAAATTCAGGGGCATCAAATGTATAAAGCTTTAGGTATTCTTTTAATTCGTTATAAACTTCAAAAGTTTGACCTTTATCATTTATTTTTAATAAACAATTTCTAGCTTTAATATCAGCAATATCACAAAGGTCATTATCATCAATGCTTAAATCTATATCCCAAAGTGTTAAAACTTTATCAGCTTGTTGAATTCGCTTGTTAGCTTCATCAAAACCATAAAATCTTTCTAGCTGTTTGTAGCCATTCGCCAACATCACAGCCAAAGACGTATGCTTGCTATAAATTTCTTCTCTAAAAGTTTTAGCGTTAAACATTTTACGACTGAAATCGACCGTATTTTTATAAATGTCTTTAGCTGTTTTTGGTTCTTCAATATGAGCTGTAATATCATTAGCGACAGCAACAGGAAAAATAAATTCTTCTATTCTGCTTTGTTCTGATTTGTAAGCTAAGTTATTCATCTAAAGTACCTTGCAAAGGTTCTCTATCAAGATGACCTTTATTAACTAATTCACCAATCCAGTTCTTTAAAGATTCTTGATTTTCAGAGCTAAACTCGAAGTAAGAAACGATTTCATTTTTATTAGTTAATGTAAGATCTGAACTACCAAAACTAGGTTTTTCAAAATAGATAAAAATACAAGGAGATTTAATATCAATATCTAACTTATCCAGTGTTAGTTGGTATGAATCAAAATAACCATTTTCGTCATAGATAACTGTGAAGTGAAAAGTAAAGAAATTATCTTTTAGCGTTAAATTATTCATATCAAAAAATCCCTTAAACCAACTTTTAAGCGTTGTTTGCTATATTTAAATCAATGTCAGCTGATTTAGCTGCAATTGCATAAAGCGCCACCATGTTGATGTGCTTTTTTACATATGAGGCATTTTGCTCTGAACGGTGTGGCGGTATATAGACAGGTAATTTACCCGCAGCAATATCAGCACTTACAGCTGATGGAGTTTGACCTGTTAATTCGGCATACGCTTTAACAGTTAGAAAAGGCGCTCCGATAGATAGATTGAGTGTTTGCATGTTATGATTTCCATTAGTTATGTACCAGATAACAAAACGGATACTAGACCTATATTTCAGATAGGTCAAACACATTATTTGTTTGGTTTTTAAATTATTAGAGATGCTATTTTGAATGATGCACAGCAAGTATTTGAAAGAATTAAAGATTTATATAAATTCAAAACGTTGACAGAGCTATCAAATTATTTTGGTAAGACAGGAAATTGGGCTGCTCAAATGGGTAAAAAGGAATCTATTCCATATTCGACATGTCTAATAGCCAGTAAAGAAAGGGGAGCTAGCTTAGATTGGCTTTTATTGGGTGAGAACAACTCTGCACCCGGCACTCCTGTCACAAAAAAAGAATTTATAAACAACGTAAAAGAGTGTTTTTATGAATGCTGGGAGCTAAAACTACTACCCGACTATCCAAAAGATACTATGCCTGTAATCTCAACTTTATTCGTTAAGAACTTCAGAGATATGATAGAAATTGAAATGGATAAAGAAGATATTGAACGTAAAAAAAAGGTAATTAAATAAAGGGCTGCAAAATTAAATTTTTAATTATTCTACAGCCTCAACGACGCGTTAAAAGGACGAAAACTGTTGGTTGTAATGTGTAGCGAAGCGAAACGTTACCCACTGTTTTTGTTCAGTTTAAATGCCATGCTAGGCTTCTATACTAGGAGTACTTATCACCCAACGCTGAGAGTGTTCCATAATAATTTCATTTAGTTGGAGAGACAGTTCTTTAGGCATATCTCTTGGAATGATAATGGGATTGTTAGCTGTTAAGTTAGGCATGAACATGACTACAATGTTTGATGTAATTGCCATAGCTGCAAATGAAGCCTCATGCCTTCCTATATCATAAGCATAATTCGAATGTCCTGTGCCTCCCGCCAGCGGAATGCACGGTGCGTCTCCTGTAATTAAATCTGTTTCACTGAACAAAATAGCAATATGCATTTTTTTAAACCTTTCAAATATTGTAGATTCAAAGGCTTGCTTATTAAGAGCATAAGGGGACTCTAACTGTTTTATTGCTTTTGCCGCTTCAGGATTATTGTCTGCTTTTAGCTGTTTTAGCATTTCCTGAAAGGCTTTTGGTGTACGAAAATATGAAATGCATGCAAATTCTTTTAATATTCGTAAATGATCTGGTAATGCATTTAGTGCATTGGCTAATGTTTCTGATATAGGCTGAGACAATTCGATAGCGTTGTTTTTAATAGCAGACAAAAAATCTCTAGTTTTCCCAAACTTCCCTTCATAATCACAAAACATATTTTCAATTTCATTTGTTGGAGGAAGTTTTGGGTTTTCATAAAAGTACTTTTCAAGACAAATATTCTCTACTGCGGGGGTGAAAATTTTCCCTGTTTTTTTGTCCAGAACCTTGACCTTTCCTTTTGGACATGACCAAGCTTTTAAATAAACTCTTGGTACGTAATGTTGCCTCACCGTTTGCGACATGATTACTCCTTATGATGTCGAGAAGCCTAACGAGCCTGTAGAATTTATCTAAAGGCTACAATTAATATATAAATGGTCCCCTGTATCGCACTATAAGCGATTAACTCGTCTGTACTAACGAATTTAGAACCCTTGCTTTTGAGCTGTAAAATTATTAATTATTAATTATTCTACAGCCTCAACGCCGCACTAAGCGGACAAAGATAGTGGGTTATAATGTGTAGCAAAGTGCAACATAACCAACTGTTTTAGTTCGACTTAAACGCCTTGTTATGTTTGTTTCATATAGTTTAACAGAGCATCTATACGTCTTTTTCTTCTAGAAGAACCTTTAGTTCCACCACTCATGGTTGCCCGATAAGTTTCAATGTATTCATTTGAATCATCCTTCCGCTTATAAACTAGAAAGAACTCTGTTATCTTTTCATCGATATCTTCGATAGCTACTTCATCTTTATGTAACTTCCAAGCAAGTCCCCACAAACCATAAATATGGCTAACACCATGAAACCGCTTATCATCAAAATTAAGGTTAAAGGTAGAGAAAACATTTTCAATATTTAGTACTTGGTCTTTTATTGCATCTAATTGGTTTGTATCTAGAGCAGTATATTTTTCATATAACTCATCAATATCTTTCGGTTTATCACCTGCAATAACTTTGTCTTCAGTTATTAAAAACATTAATTCCGAGATAAACTCATGATTTTCTAGCCGATTGTTGCTCAAGCTATCTACAGTACGGCTAAATACTTCACGATCTGAAATATCTTTGATTAACTTATAAAACCCAGTATCACCATATTTTGCATTTCTTAACTCTTGGTGTGTTAACGGTTCACCATTCCTATTAAGGCGATCAAATATATGATTTACAACACCAATATCATCAGTTTCAACATATTCAATAGTTATTTCATACTTCCATAGGTTTTTTTTCCAAGCAGATATTTCTGGCGAATCCAAGTCTTTAAAATATAACCCTTCCAATTCAGAGCTACCAAAACCGTCCTCTGAAAAGTCTTCAGGTATCGCAATTTCATTGTTTAAAAAGCCAATTATTGCTCCTAACCTTTGCTTACCATCTATAACATCATAAATAGTTTTACCTGTTTGATTATCTATGTGTTGGTGTAAGAAAATAGGTGGCATAGGAAAATTTTTGAGAATGGTATCAATCAAGTAGCTTTGATCTGGACCACTCCAAACCTCACCTTCACGTTGATAACTGGGAGAAAGATTGTATTTTTTTAAGCTATAATTTTCCCAAAATGTAGCTATATTTATGTTGTTACTTGTACGTTCTAAAATATTCATAATTATGCCAATGGGTTAGAGTTTTTAAAGAATTTAACATTTTCAAATAGCGTAGTTATAACTGCATTAAAAACATCAGGTGAATTTGGGTTTATTACCTTTACATCAGAAATATCACTATTTATAGATGTAAGTATCCTGTCAATTTCAAGTCGGTCAACATGCCAGTAGGAAGTTCCGCAAATAACCAGTTCATCATTGCTTTTTAGGCTCTGAGATATTTCACTGATAGATTTTCTTATTTCACTAGCCCAAGCAAAATCAAGCCTATTAGAATCTCCAGCAGGTGGCACCATCGCATTTATAGAATTTAGAGCTGTTAACCCTTCATATTTTACGGTGAACTCACTTAACTTCCCATCTAAAACATCATGTTCATAGCTGATTTCAAAAACATCTTTTACTTTTTCAACTCCATGACTAAAGCTTATTGAACCATGTGGTTTATACAAAATAATATCTTTATCTTCTTCGAAATTAGCAATAGAAAAATCTATATTGTTCTTCTTTAGGATTCTTTCAAGCCAGATATCATAGTTTAATGTAACAATGTGAACCTTGTTAATGCTAGGGTCGTTATTTAACTTGATTAAATATTTACTCCACCCCCAATCTTCTAAATTAACATTTGGAACATTTACTTTATCGTTATAGAAAATAAACAAAGCCTTCAAATAAGTTACAAGCTCTTTATATGCCTTCATATAAATGCTATCAACATTTCTAGGTCTATTATTAAGTGCGTTTGCACATGTAATAATATTTTCTATCAAATCTATAGTCTCTTTAGCGCCTAAGTTTGGCCTTGCTCCCAAAGTCCATAGATTAGGGCAATGTTTGTACGAGAGAAATCCAGGAGTTCCATCGCCCGGCCAAGGAACTAATTCCCCATTTTCAAATAGATTAGATAGTGCAATTTGTTCTGCATTACATTCCGATTGTTTTAAATGATTTAGGAAGTCTATTGAAAACCCATTCCCTAGTATTACAAATACATCTCTCACTGATTTATGTACTCCTAAATTCGATGATAACTCGCAAACATAACGAATCTGTAGAATTTATCTAAAGGCTAAAATTGATAAAAAATGGCTCTCTGTATTGCATCGAAAGCTGAAAAACAGACTGAACTAATGCATTTGGAACCCTGCTTTAAGGCTGCTAAGTTAATTAATTATTCTACAGCCTCAACGCCGCACTAAGCGGACTAAAATTGTGGGTTATAATGTGTAGCGAAGCGAAACCCAATGTTTAAATACCTTTCCAGGGCTTAAAAATCATGAAATTCACTTTCATGTTTAATTAGGTCTGCTTTTGTCATTATTGGAGCATCAAAATATGAGTTAGGTTCTCCAACATAACCCTGACCTCTGACGTATAAATGTAAACCTAAAGCCATAGGTTTCACTTTCGCTATAGTATGATCTATTTGAAAGCCACCAGAAATCAATTCTAATGCCCTTAAATGATCAAGTTCTCTATCAATTTGATGCACATCTTGTATATCCATTATCTCTATAAGTTCACTGAGTTCCATTGAGTTCCCAAGAGCACCAATCCAACCAGCTTCTGACTTGAAAACTTTACAATTACTGCAAGCATAATCGAGTAACTTACATTGGCTGGTCGTAATTTGAGATAGCAAATTTACAAGTATTAAATTGCTCTCATCTTTTCCTTTCTCAGTACAAGATGAAGCCAATAAACCAGCCCATAGATTTTGCATAAAATCATCTTCAGCCCAAGAGCCACTTTCAATTGTAGAGTAAACTATTCTTGGATGGGCATTCAGGGAAACATTCCCAACTTGCTTTTCTAATAAAGCTTGAGCTTTATTCGTAATCTGAACTGCATTATTTGCTCTCCAACTACTAACCTTATCCTTTAGTAACAAACCAAACTCTTCAGCTGCAGGTAAACATATACGGCTTAAAAAAGCTGAAGCACCTTTAACGGAACCTGTAGTTACAGTATTTACTGAATCAGCGATAGGCTTTACACCCAAAATATCTAAACTTTTATTTTCTTCTGTCATTAATATTCCTATAACTGGACATGAGCCCTAACGATTGCCTAACGAGCCTGTAGAATTTATCTAAAGGCTAAAATTCTTAAAAAAGTGAGCCTCTCTCTATCACAATGAAAGCTCAGAACTGAAGTTAACTAATACATTTGGGGCCCTATTTTAGGGCTCTGATATTAAACTTTTAATCATTCTACAGCCTCAAGGCCCCACTCTGAGCGTAATTGCCATTGTGAGCTTTCATTAAGGCCAAACTCTTGTTTAATATGTAACTTTTTCAGGTAATTTAAAGTGCACAATGACTCTAACTTATTGCCGTAATCGGGATCACTACATAAATATGAATATCCAGCTGAGTTAAACCCGCTATTTGAGACGCTTAACATCATTTGAATATTCATTGCTGCAACTCTACTTGCATGCGCTAATAAATTTAGAATTAACCGCTTACTCTTTGGATTTGAAAACTCTAATGTATATTCAGGGTTTTCAATAATAGGGAATACAGCATGAGCAATATGATTTCTAATATTTCTTACTATTGATAAGCCATGAGACAATTCTGGATTATTTTCTAAATCAAAATCGAAGCTGACATTAAATTGTTTTTGATAGGATTTAGCTAAAGAAGTAAAGGAGTCCACTTTATGTTTATACATTTCAGGTACTTCGATATCTGGATATATTTCATCAAGAAGCCAGTGTGCCTGAGCAGAGTAATTTCTTTTTCTTTCAAGTTTTGGCTTTCTTATTATTGCAGATTTGTAGTGATGTTCGTATCGTGAACTAATAAACCGATAGGTTTCTTCTAGAGCATTGGCGATAAACATAAATTGAGTTATCGGTGTAATAATTGCCTTATGGTGTCCTGCGTCAGAATCTAGCTCATCTCCTGCAGACTCACACCAAAAATGAGCTTCTTTATATCGAAAAGGGTTCAGTTCTACAGAGTCGATTTGACTAGCTAATCTTAACCACTTTGCTATATTAATTGTGGTTGCCTCCCCTTCAGGAACAAAACCCTTAAATTTCTTAGAATACTTATAAACAATATTTGTATTATCTAAAAGTTCGCAAAACATAAACAGTTCATGAAGGTGAAGAGTTAATTCTCGGAATTCTTCACACTTTGGACATTTAAAATCACTTCCAGTTGACATCAATACTATCCTTATTTGTTACAAGCCCTTAACACAGTCAGTAGCTTCTTTAAAATCACTGTGTTTATCAGCAATAGCAATGAATGCGTTTTGTGCTTTGCTATTGCCTGACATTTCAGCTATTTGCCCAAAAGACAATAATGCATATGTATTAGTAAAACTAAGCATTTGCTGAATAAACTCTTCATTGAAATTACTTACAATTTGATCGCCTTTTACTCTTCTAGATAATTGCGCAGTACCTGAATGAGTTAGACTATTTAAATTAGGCCAATAACGTTCTTTGGCTGTTTTAATACCATTATTGTTTTTATTTTCTAGTGCATTTACCAACCTATAAAAATCTTTATTGAAACTGTCATTTCTTAATTTTACAAAATCAGCTTCTTTTGCGAACTCAGCAAACCAAAGACCTTTAATATAAGATTCAAAAACACATCGTATTAGGCTTGCAGCAGAACTATACAACTGACGCTCGCACAAAACGATAATGCTTCGGTGGTGCTCGATAACTAACGAGTGAAATAATCCTGGGAAAAGAAATTCATCACCAGCATCTGTCGTGATACCCTCTAAGGAATTACTGATATCTTTTGATAGCTCAAGAGATTCTTCGATAGTACTCAAGTTACCTCCATGGGCTTATAACTGCTTAATAGAATGATTTACTCCGTGTTTAAACAAGAACTTTTTTCGTCTATCTTGATTTTCAATGTTAACAAAATACTATTAATTTATAATTTAATCAAAACACCCTGTATTACCTTTGCGTGATAAACGGAATAATTCCGTCTATCAAAGACACATTTACAACATTAAACTTGGCTTGTATAAATATCGAGCAAGTTAATGTGTTGATTCGTTATCAAGCCAAGATACTACATTACAAATGCAACCATTAAAACAAAGACTTACAAATAAAGTAATTTTATTTAATGCTAAAAAAAAGATAACAAAGATAAGGACGTAAAAGAGCTATTTAATAGCTCTTATTTTTAAGTTTTGGTGTTGATTTTTAGTGGTATCTAAACGTTTTCTTTCAAGGTAAATATTAAACTTATCATCCCAGTGTTGTTTTGCTTCAACTCTTAAATTTACATCCATTGAATTAATTTTTTCTAATTCTAAAAGTAATATTTCAGCAAGTTCTGGTAATGGCATTTCATCCCTGTCGACATGCTGAATTTTGTTAATATTGAGAACAATTACTAAAGCTACAATACAAAGAGTTATGACAAACGGTACTTCGAAAAACATTCGCTAACACTCCACTTAATATTGAAAGCAAATAAAAATATAATAAATAATGCTGTTAAATTGACTGTGACAGAATAAACGGGATAGAACCAATGTTCTGGTAAACTTTGAAAAACAGCTAAATAATGCATAGCTAAGCAAGAAGCCATATTGATACATGACAATCTATAAGCATTAACCACACCTTCATGATGCTGTACTTTCATAGTTAAATGAATCATAAAACATAAAATAATGGTTAAAGCTTCATACATCACCCACTGCAAATAAAAAAACTCTGGGCCTACTAAGTTTCCTTCAGGTAAAACTTCTACCATTGAATAAGCAAAATTACTTAATATATAAGATGACGCATAAACAATTGCACCGATTTTTAAAGACTTGTCAGATTTATATCTGAAAAAGACAATAAACATTGTTGAGATAAATAATAATGTTATGAAATTATCGGCAATAAATGACCAATTAAATTTGTAATATGTATCAAATACAATCATTGGTTTGGCTTTTTAATTATAACGTCACCACCACCACGGTTAGGTTTTACTTCGTCTAAAAGTTCTTGTGCCTCAGCGCTAATTGTTACCGAATCAGTATTATTGGTTTTAACAGTTTCATCATCTATTTTTTGAGCTGGAGTGTGTTTGATTTGTAATGGGTTGAGAACTGGAGTACTCGATTTGATTTCCATATTAGACTCTATTAGATTAAAAAACAGTGAGGAAACTATAGCATTCTATAATTCCTTAATAGATGGAAAAACATTGTGAAACTGATATATCAGTATACAAAATAATCTTTTCTATTGTGAAATACGCATTAGTGCATATATTCTAATCAAAACATGAAGTACTGCGCTTTTATAGGCAAACGCAACAAAAGAGTTAAATATGTCGATAAAAAAAGTTGATAATAAGTTCTATGTAGATATAAGGCCGTATGAAAATACAAATAAACGTATACGCAGAACTTTTAACACTAAATCTGAGGCCGTTAGGTTTCAAAATCATGTTTTAGCTGAAGCACAGGCAAAACCATGGAACGGTGAAAAAGACGATAAAAGGCGCTTATCTCAATTAATAGAAAAGTGGTTTGAATTCCACGGGCAAACTTTAGCAGCTCCAGAAAAATCTTTAGCAAAACTAAACGCAATTTGTAATGAGTTGAACGACCCAGTAGCGGCAAAATTAACAGCAACAGATTACATTGAATATCGCGGTAAAAGATTAAAAAAAATAAAACCTAAAACAGCTAATAATGAACTTAACTTGATACGAGGTTTATTTAATAAATTAATTGAAATCGAAAATATTAAATACCCAAACCCAATAGGTTCAATAAAATTAATAAAAGTACAAGAAACGGAATTAGTATTTTTAACTAAAGAAGAAATTAACGAAGTTTTAGAAGAACTAAAAAAATCAACTAATCCACATATTCATATTGTTGCAAAAATATGTTTGTCTACTGGTTGTAGAATAAGCGAGGCATACGGTTTAAAAAGAACCAATGTAATTAAATCAGGTAATGAATTTAGAATTAATTTTGTAAATACTAAAAGTAAAAAGCGTAGAACAGTACCAATATCTGAAAAGCTATATAATGAAATACCTAAAAAATCAGGTAGTTTATTTGAAGATTGTAGAAAAGCATTTGAAAGAGCGATAAGAAAAACCGATATCGTATTACCAGAGGGTCAATGCAGCCATGTTTTAAGGCATACATTTGCAAGCCACTTTATGATGAATGGTGGTAACATAATTGTATTACAGCGTATTCTAGGCCATGCTAAGATAGAGGAAACAATGCGCTACGCTCACTTTGCACCGAATCATCTAGAAGATGCTATTAGACTAAACCCCTTAGTCGATTGTCCAAATATAGTCCATAACGGTTAGGTTTTTTCAGATTTCATCAGGGTTAGTCAGAAAGTAAGTGATTGATTTATATGTAAGTCACTGTTTTATAAAGGGGTAAGCTAATTTCGACGCTTTCCGGACGGGGGTTCAAATCCCCCCAGCTCCACCAC